CCGTGATCAGCGGGTTCTGTAGGAGCCCGGGAATCTTGGCCATGTCGGCCAGCGCATCAAGCTTTCCAGCGCGGGTGTCTGGCAGGAAGTTGATCGGCTCAACATTGAGCGTGTACGAGCCGTTGTCAAAATCGAACTTCTGCCAGTCGATCTCTTCAATCCATGGAGCGAGCTTCACGTCGTCGGGAAGCTCCGCCTCAGCCAGATCCTGCGCCTCGTCGATCGTACACTGTCCGAGATCCGTACGAGCGAGCGAGTACTGCATCTCGAACTGCGAGTGACGGTCGGACTGGATGTCCTCCATCGTGTCCAGTGCCTTGCCGGACGCGTTCGGTCCGAGGGTGGACTTCGCCGACGCCCCGAGCTGAGATACGCCGCTGATCTCGTACATCTCTTGGATCTGCCAGCGCAGCGAGTCCATCGCCTGCGTCGATGCAGGGTTCGGTGCGATGTACTGCGGCAGGCCGCCGTCGTGCTCGATGACCGCCGGGTGCCGAGCGCGCAGGTGGTTGTTGTTCACCCCAGCCGACCGCGGCTTGAAAATCTTCAGCGCGCTACCCCAGTAGAGAGCCTCCTGGTGATCGGCCCAAAGCTCGTTTACTTTGTTCTGGCAACCGGCCAGCTGCTGCACGAGGCCGATGCCGAGGAACCCTCGGTTCGACGGCGTCCACTGCAGGCGGGCGATCGGGAATCGCGGCCGAGTCCAGCTACGGATCTCCAGAGGCTCGCCGTCGGACCGGATCGCCATGACGAACCGGCCATCGGTACCGCCTGGAACCGACGGCAAGCGCCATCCCTTGATGACCTCGATCTGGTCGGGGTCGATCGGCGCGTCGTAGTCGTACGGCGACCAGATGTCGCGCGTGGCCGGACTCGCCGACTCGATGCGCTTCCGATGCTCGGGGTACAGATGAATCAGCAGGTCGCGATCCATCAGCCGAACGCGAGCGAGCGTGCGCGGCCACCCTCCCATGCGGGGCTCGCCGTCGTCGAACACTAGTTCGCAGCGCGGGAACCGCTCGGGGCAGACGTCGCCGCCGCTGCGGACGACCTCCGCCATGCCATCACCGCGGATGACTGCGTCGCGCATCATCATCGGCATCTCGCGCTCGACTGTCGGCTTGCCCATCTTGCGACGGAGCACGCGACTCGCGCGGCGCGCGTATAGCTTCTCGGAGTACTCCGCGTCGTCGCAGCCGATGATCGGCATCGAGCGTCGCTTGCCGATGCGGCTCACGACGGTGTCGACGATCGACTGGATGATGTTGAGATAACTGCTGGCCTTCGATTGGCTGCGCAGGAAGTCGGATGCCGCAGCACCGAGTCGACGTCCAACCGGCCTACCCTCGTAGATAGCCTCGTGGATCAGGTCGAGTGCGTGGTAGCCACGCAGGTACGTGCGCCGAACGTCAGACCAATGCCACAGCGCAGTCGCGGCGTCCTCGGGCTCACGCTCGCGCCACCAACCCTTGCCGGTGTAGTCGGCGGGCGGTTCGTCGTACTGGCGATCAGATCGCCTGTCTGCGACGTCTCTCTGTTTACGTTTCGCCAGACATAGAGTCGGCGCGTACCTGGGGCGCAGTCAGGGTTTCAGCGTCCCCGGAAGGACTCGAACCTTCATTTGCCGCTTTAGAAGAGCGGAGCCCGTCCGTCGGGCGGGAACATTCAGTAGGCCACGCGATGAAGCGCGGCGTGTGGGTCACGGTCCACGAATACGGTCCGGTCGGCGTGCGCTCGGTCAGGACTTCCATTACCGGCTGGCCGTATGCCTTGAGCACGCGGCGAACCGGTCGACACTGATCGTCCTCGATGTGCTCGATCAGGCAGTCGGACGGCTGGATGCCCATGGCCATGAGCGCACGAGCGGTCGAGTCCATGAGATCGGACCAGACACTCTCAGCTGCGACGTACTTGGCGATTCGGTCGGCCATGCCGGCAAAGAACTGAACCTCTGACGAGTCAGCCATCGCGTCGTAGAACGCCTTGCGCGACACCTTGAACGTGCCGTCGATCATCGCCGCCCCACCACCGGCTGAAGTTCGCTGCCCGGAATCCCTGCGTCGACAGCGTACTCAAACGCCGGACCGCCCATCTGCTTGTAGATGGCCATCCGGTCATCCTCCACGGCGCGCTCTGGGAGCCGCTGCGACCCACCGGTCAGCTCTACGTGCACGGTGCCGACCGTGACGACACCGACGGATACCCCGTGTTCAAGCGCCCATTCGAGGAGCGCGAGCACTTGCTCGGTGTCACCGCTCGCAATTGGCTTCTTCAAGCTCACGTTCCTCCCTTATAGCCCATTCCTCGGTTCCAGGTAAGATTTCAGCTTCGGGTGGACGATACCTGTGGTGGTAGCTCTCACGGTGTGCATATAGGCCAGCGTCTGAGGCATCCCGAGGTGTCGAGTCTTCCTCTTCCTTACCGTCGACCGTCCGCAGCTGCTTCCATCGGTGGACCTTCCACTCGTTCATCAAGACACTATCCTTGCGTAACTTGATGTAACCCTTGCGTATATCGGTGTTGAGCTGGTTCTGTGCGATCCGCTTGTTCTGCTTCGTGGCCTCGATGATCGGGATGCCGTAGCGGTCCACCCAGCGCTTGGACCATCCCATCACGGCCGGCTTTCCACCGCCGCCCGCGTCCGCGGTGATCATGGACAGGTTGATCTGCCCCCTGACGTCGTTCAGGAACGCCGCCATCTCGTCGTAGTCGAGACCCGGACGTTTCCAGCTGGCCAGTTCGTAGAGCACCGGATCGCGCAGGCTCCAGGCCCACACCGTGAACGCGAACGCCGCGCGCGTTCCAAGGTCGGCGCCGAGGGCGGTGTAGTACTCACGCAGCTGAACCGCTCCGGGCAGATCGCGCAGCGCCGCTCGCAGGTCCGGGAACCCGTTAGCTCCGAGGCGCACCGGCGCGTAGACGATCTCGTGCTCAGGAACGCGATGCAGCGCGTAAACGTACCGGCTGTCGGACTTGACCCACCGCGCATAATACTCACGCAGCAGGTCCGGATCGTCATCCTTCCACCCGTTCTCGCGGATCGCGGCGCCGGCCGACCGCTCCCAGCGGATTGCCTTGGCCGCTTCCTCGGCTGTAGCCTCATCGAGGTACGGCCCATGCTCCTTGCCCGTGTTGTCGATGACCGACCAGACTCCACCCTCGGTCCAGGTGACGCGGCCGAACATCGGGTTGTCGGTCGCCGCGATCCGATGGACCTCCCAGCCGGTAAGCGGCGTCTCGTCGTCGGTCGTGATCTCGTAGAACATCCCGGCGCAATCCTTGCCCGGGGTTCCAGTCAGCCAGCACTCACCGTCGTAGTCGGACATCGCGGCCACGATGACGGCCTTGTACAGATCGGCGAGGCCGTGCAGATCCTGCGCCTCGTCGATCCAGTAGACGTGCTTCGCGATGCCGCGGAGGCGTTCGGCCATGCCAGCGGTATCGGCGCCGAACAGATCGATCTGCGACCCGTTGGAGAAATCGATGACCAGATCGCCCTTACGGATGTACGCGACGACCCCGGCGAGGTCGTAGGACTCCACGCCAGCCTCATCACGGCGCCGGCCGTGCGCGCGGATGACGTCAACGAACCCAGTGCGCGTGTCGTTCTCCCATGCGCGCTTCCGGGCGTCCTTTAACGTGCCCGTGATATACGTGGCGCGGTGACCGGCCGTCTCGAGGCTGCGCGCGACCAGCTCACGGCACCCGCCGGCCGTAGCGCCGCTGCGTCGGGTTTTCTTCGTCGCGCGGCGCTTGGCCTTGCTGGTGAAGAAATCGCGCTGCTTGGGGTAGAAGAACGAGCGCAGGCGTACCGTGAGCGCGAGTACGTCTGCCTGTGCCGCTGCAGCCTGAGCGACTGCGCGGCGGCGCTGAAGAATCTCCTCAGCGCGGAGACGATCCACGAGGCATCCCGTACGGCGCGTACGTCTGCGTCAGCCGCTCCGACTCGTCGTAGACCTCGCACCACCACGGACGCGAGGGCCACGTGCGCTGGATGTGAGCCTCGAGAGCGTCAACCAATCGGGGAGCGGTGTCGTCGCAGACCATGAACAGTCCGCCGAGCACTTCGTCGACGGCCAGCTGCACGAGACGACGCAACTCGGAGCGCAGCACGGCAACCGGCTCACCGAGTTCGCGGTGCACTCCGGCCTCGATGTTGCCGCCGGGGAGGTCAACGGTGACCAGCGTGTAGCGCTCGGTGGTCGGGTGAGTCGGCC